GTTGGTGAGCGTGGTGGTCGTGATGCTGGTCTGCGCCCCGACGGGCACAGCCACCAGGACCAGTAGGAGCGTCAGGAGAATGGTGAGTCTCTTCATGGTGTCCATCTCCCTTACGCGCCCGCCAGCACGACACTGGCATTGCGGTTGTAGAGGTTGCCGATGCCGAGCAGCGCATCGAAGCGGTTGACCCACCGCCGCTCGATCGGCTCGAACATGCGAATCACGGCCACCGACACGCCCGACCGCGGATCGCGGTTCTGCGTGGCGATCTGCACCGACCCGCCCTGCTCCGGGTTTGCCAACTTCACCGGCACGATGGTGAAGGCGTCCCGGCTGAACAGCACCGACAGGGTGCCGACAAGGCCGTTCGGGGTGGTGGTGCCCGGCCACGGCGTCACGACGTCGCCAGCGGTCGGCATGACCGTGATGTTCTGGTACGGGTCGGCGGGGCCGTAGATGGTGTCCGTGATCGGCAGCGTGATCGTCGCGGCCGTGGCGGTGTACGTCTGTCCCGGATCGCCAGCGATGGCAAACTGGAACGTGGTGGTCATCGCCCGTTCCAGCGTGCCCGGATTCACCGGGTAGCGGCCCGCCACGCCGAATTTCTCGCCCGCCACGAACGTGTCGCCCTCCGTACAGGCAATCACGAGGCTGGTCGCGCCAGAGACCGCCGTGGCGCTGATGGAGATCGCGCCTGCCCGGGTGCCGGCCGTGATCTGCAGCAGGGACATCGACTCGGCAAACTGCCAGCCGCCGTTCTCCCCGAGATAGCCCTCCACAAACGCCTTCGCGATCTTGTCGGTCGGGTTGAAAATCGGGTTGGTGACGGTCGCCGCCTGGGTGATCGACTCCATCACGGACGGCGAGAGCGCCGCCGTGCGCTTAGCCCCCATCCAGCCGGCCATCTGGATCAGCCGCGTGCGCGCCTGTCCCGCGAAGCCGAGTGTGGTCGGATCGGTCCCCAGCGTGCCGAGGACATTGGGCGAGTTGATCGCCGCGTGCCGGGCCGCCAGTAGTTCGATCTTCTGCCGCATCTTCTGCATGGCCGGCTTTAGGATTTCCGCCTGCACCTTTTCGCGCCCGCGGGTGAGCTTCAGCGCCTGCTCGACGCTGCCCCACTCGAAATGCACGTGCGGCACCTTGTCCACGGTCACGTCGGTATGCCGACGCACGATCGGCTCGGGGTCGTAGTCCATCCCCTCGCCACCAATCGGGCGCCAGGGGAACGGAATGCGCGCCGTGTCCCCGATCGGGAACGGCTGGTCGAAGTCTTTAGCCCAATCGTTGTTCATCCCCGCCGACACGAATAGCTCGTTCGTGAGCAGGCGGGCGCATTCCATCGAGAGCCAGTCGGAAGTTTCGAGCAGGTTTTCAACAGCCATACAGGTGTCCTAGAGCCCCATCGCCGCGAGGTCGCGTCGGTTCGCTTCGCGGATGTAGGCAGCGGTGTCCTTGCGCTTGATCGCCACGTCGATCGGATCGGCGGTATCCGCGGTGCGGGCGCCGAGCGTCATAGGCGGGGTCGGCGCAGAGGACACGGTTTTGGGGGCAGGCGCCGCCGCGACAGATGATGCCGGGGCATCCATCCGCGCTTCGATGCGCCCAAGCTCCCGCAACATCCCGGAGCGCGTCGGACTGGCAATCAGGCGCTGCCAGTCTTTTTGCCCCTGAGGGGTGGAGAAGTGGTCGAGTAGTTCGCCCGTGGCCGGCGAGTCGATCACGGCTTCCGCGAGGACGTTGGCGGGCCGCACCGCATCAGGCGGCATCGCACTCGCCAGCGGTATCGCAATCAGTTGCGGATCAACGCGCTCTGTGAAGCCAGGGTGAGCGGTGGCATAGGTCCGCACCCGCTCCATCGCTTCACTCCCCGTGCGTGACAGCCGCGCCTGTTGGTCAGTGGCGTGCTGCCGTGCCTCGGACTTGCGCTCGAAGCGGCGCTCGTTCCACGCGTCCCGATGGTCCAGATACTCGGCATAACTCTCAAAGTCCGTGTCGGCTGGTTTCGGGTCGCGGGGGTCGCTGCCATCCCACTCGCCTTTCGCGCTCGGCGATGCGTCGGACGTGGTCGCACCGGGCTTTCCGTCCTTGGGCCGATCGAGGGTGGCGAGTTCTTCTCGTAACGCCCGGCGCAATTTCAGCTTGTCCTGGAGCGTCTGAATTTCAGGATCCAGTTCTGCACTGCGCGCCGCGGCGCCCTTGGGTTTCGTTGCGGGCTTGCCCGGTTCCGAGGCGGGCGCGGGTGACGCATCCGTTGATGCGGCCTGCTCAGCAGGCGTGGCCGGTGACGAGGCGGCGGGGGCGTCTTTCGGGGTCTGGCCGATGGCGATGCGGTCCGGGAACTCGCCAGTCTCCTGCCACGAGGACCGCTCCTCGTGCGAGAGGCTGTCGATGACGGACTGCGCAGAGACCGGGGCCGGTGACGAGGCGGCGGGTTGGGCGTCGGGTGTCGCGGTCTGTGGTTCCAAATCAGCCCTACAACGCGAAAAAGGGCCGGCAGGACGGCCCCTCATGACGAGAAGCGGTCCCACCGGCCCGTGAGGTCTACTCAGAGGCCAGCAGCGTGCTGGCTACATTGTTCGGTCGCGCGGTTCGGGCGCGAGTCTACGGTTACGCCCTAATTAGGCGCTCACGCTTTCGCTTTGTCAACCACTTTCGGCCGAAACCGCAAGCGCGGCTCGATCCGTTGCACGATGCCGGCGTCGTCCATGTCGATGTCAAGGCTGATCGGCCGCAGCGCCTGGAGGCCCATGACCTGCACGAGCTGATCGACCAGCGTCTGCGCCTGCGGAGAGAGGGTCATCGCCGCGTCACACGGAACATCCGCGGCCACGGGTGCTCACAGGTCAGCCACCCCTCGCAGGTACACATAATCACCGTCTGCTCACGTTCCCACGTGGCCAGCATCTTCCCGAACGCGGCGGCATGCTCCTCCGGCGACAGTGGCGGAATGTCCCATACAAAGCTGAACGCCTCCGGGTGAAACTTGAGATCGCTCACGCGCTCGCCCCAGTGCCGTTGCTGCCGCCAGCCTCCGGCTGTGCCATCGACGCCAACAGCGCCTTATCCGCCGTCTCCTTCGCCACCGCCGCATCCGCGCCAGCGATCCCGACCTCATGCCGCTGCGCGTCGTCCTGCTTGGCGAGCGCGCCGGCATCCTTCGCCGCCTGGAGCTGTAACGCCTGCGTCCCCTTCATGGTTTGCAGGAACGCCTCAAACTTCTGCTCCATCTGGCTCAAGAACACGTCCCGCTGCGTCTTTTCGCGCTCTTTCGAGAGACCGGAGTCGATGTCCTGCTTCATCTGCTCGAGCATCTGCTGGGCCTGCTGCACTTGCTGCTTCAGTTGCGCATTCTGGGCCTGCACTTGCTCAGGCGACATCTTCTCGTCTGGCGGCGGCGCGATGATGTCGATGATTTCCTGTCCAATGGGACCGATGCCGGTCTGCTTGACCTTCAGCTTGACCGCGAGCGCCGCGATCTGCTGCGCCTTCTCCGGCCCAATTAGCGTCATCAGCGCTTCCGAGCCGAGGAGCATATCGGCAAAGTCTGACGCCGCCTGCCGCGTGCTGTCGACGTTCTGCCCATCCGAAATGTCCACCGTGAACGAGCCGCGGAGGTCCACTGCTTCGGGATTCGCCGGGTCGTTGACCCAGATCAGCTCGCTCTTATCGTTCGCGCGCCGGACCATGATCTGGCGCTTCGTGTCGTAGAATTTATCGAGCGCGGCTTCCCCGCACGCCGCCAAATGCCGACGCATCGCCTTGTAGTGGTCGAAAAAATGGAACGTGCCGCGCGCGGCGGACTGCCCGATGTATTCCAGCGCCACTTTCGATTTTTCGTTCTGCTTCTGCGCCGCGCTCGGCAGGAAACTGCCGCCCATCGCAGCCTGCACGGCGCGCCGCATCTCCTCGGCGCCGATGCTGAAGCCGGCTAAGTCTGCGGACTGCGGGTTGCGTATCGGCAGCGGCAGCACCTGACCGGGCAACCCCTCAACCGTCGCTTTCGCGGTGAGCAGCGCCACGGGCTCATGGAGCGACTTCGCGATCTCAGTCTGCATCTCTGGTGAGACTTGGCCCTCATAGGCCCAATACGGGTTCTTGGTGATCTGGCCCACCGCTTCGAGTTCGCACGTGCGATAGAAGCAGTAGGCCATGAACGGGTCACGCGCCAGACGGATCGCGGAGAGGATGTGCCGTTTCGTCGTGCCGCCCTCGTCTAGATACAAGATGCGCCCCATACACCCCGCAATCGGGATGTAGGGGCCCGGCCACGTCGTCTCAGACAAGATCTCGACGCCGTTCACTAACTTCTGCGTCACCGCCGGCTCGAATTCCTCGCGCTCCCGAAGCACCGTCGAGCCCTGCGGCATCCGCGCCAGCATCTCCACGGTAATCGTGACGGGCGGCGGCGAAGCGGGTGGACGGAAGCCAAAGGACCCACTCGGAGGCACGGCCGCAGGCGGCTGCACGAGCAGCAGCTTGATCGGCTTCTCCTCAACCGTCCAGTATTCGGCGAGGAGCACGTCTTTCTCGCCCAACCACGAGCGGTACTCGTTGTCGTGTTGATACCCCTCGAAACTCTGAATCGTGGCCTTCGGGAACTTGCGGCGAAATTCCGCAATCGGCCGCTTTTCGAGCACGAAGCAGCGCTTCATGTCCGACAGGTCCGGCATCTGGAATTTCGGATCAGGGATGATCGTGTTCGGGTCCGGCACCGCCTTGATGCGAAGCTCCTGCTCGAACGACCGCGGCGAATACTCGCTCACCAGCCGCGCGTAGCCGTAAGACCCGTCGATGCAATTCTCAAACGCCATCGCGTAGAGCTCGTGCGCGTTGGAACGGTATTCGATCTCGCGCCACTTGTCGGAGTAGACGCTGGCGGCTTCCTCAGTAGCGATGATCTGCTCCTGCCCGGCCGTGATTGGCGGGCCAGGCGCGAAGTTCACCGACAGTGGATTGACTCGCATGTCGTTGATGATCTGGTTGGTGTACTGCGACAGCTCATCGACGGTGATAAAGGGACGCCCCGCCTCAGTGCGCGCGTCCTTCTCCTCTTGCTTCCAGGGATCACCGGCGCGGTAACGCATGTCCTTCGCCCGCTCGGTCCGAGCCTCGGCCCACTCGTCCAGATCCTGCTGGTAGCAGTCGCGAATCTCTTTCAGATCGTCAGCCACCTACACGCTCCCCTGCGGCTTCAGGTGCGCCGGTAAAAACTGCTCCATGTGGACACGGTGCGCGTCCGATACCCGCCGTGCCGCCAGCCACTGCTCGTAGGTCGCGCGATCGGGAAAGAACGCCAGCATCCGACGCAGCGTGCGATCGGCGCGCGCGGCACGAGCCTGCGGGGTGCGGTTCAGCCGGGCTTCGCGTCCCATTACGTCCACACCGTCTTGCGGGCTGGCTTATAAGGTGCGGCCGGAGGCTTCACCTTCACGACCTGCGCAAACGTCAGGGCGAGCGCATCACCATCGTCTGGGGACTTGCTCTTGCCTTCTATCTTCAGGGTGCGTTTCTTAATGTCTTCCTTGGACTCCAACCAGACGCGTTGCTTCGGGTCCGGCCGTAGCCCTGGTAACTGCAGGTCGTAAGCAAGACGCCGGTCATCCCGCTCTGTTGGAATTGCTCCAGTAGGCAACCACTCATTCATCTCGGCCCACATGTAGTCGCGCATGTACCGCCGCTTCGGGTCTGGACTATCCGCGCCGAAGTTCACTTCAAGGACGTTCTCGTGGCCGAGCGCACGCAGCCGAGTCCCTATCGCCCCAGCAATGCCCGCCGAGTCCAAAAACAGCATAGCCACGCGGTGCCCGTTGTAGTTCGTGTTCAGTACTTCCGCCAGGCGGTTGGTCAACACGCCAGGATCGGCAGTGAGACGGCCTGGGATGCGGATCGGTGGGATCGACCGCGCATCCCGCCCACGTCGGAATCGGATGACGTTGTAATCGTCGCCACCCCACGCAAGATCGCAGCCTGCCACGAGGGGCTCGTCCGGCAGAACGAGCACTTGCCGCTCTTGCGCCTCACGCACGCGGGCTGACGAGATGTATTGCGAGTCGGAGGCATTCGGAGGAATGCCCTGCACGCGGACGCGGAAGAAGTCAGATTCTTCTCCGTAGTCCTCGACGTACTCGTTAATCAGTTTGTCGTTATGGCCCTCGACCTCCCGCGCATCGAGCACCCACGTTTTCCACCGATGGGTTTTGGTGCCGAACACCGCCTCATAAAACGACCCACCGCGGCGCGTCGGGTTGCCGAACAGGAAATACATCGGCTCGCCCTTCGCTAACCCGCCTTCTTGAACCTCGTGAATCTTCTCTGGAACGTTGGAATCCTCATCGTTCATATAGAACGACGTCGAGCCAGCGGAATGCTGGCCTGCGAACGCTTCCGAGTTGTCTTCTGAGCACGTCTGCGGTGTCACGCGCCAGCTTTCTCGGTGGCCCTTGCGATACAGAATCGTGCTATTCCGCTCAAACCAGTGGTCTGTCAATGACAGACCGCACCACCACTGGATCGCCGCCCAGGTCTTATCATCCAACTGGGTGGCGGTATTGGCTGTGACCGTGCCCTTTGCGTTGCGCCGCGTGGACATGATGAAATTCGTCAACATGCCGCACAGGGCGCCCTTGCCGACGCCGTGACCGCTCGACACAGCAGCGCGTATCGGGTCAACCGGGGTGATGCCGTCGAAGGCGCGCATCCGTATCTGATCCCCTAGCCACTCCAGGAATTCACACTGCCAGACGCGAGGCTCTGTGTAGGCCCACAACTCCGAGTCAGGCTTCGCCCACGGGAAGGCCACGCGCACATAGCCGAGCGGGTTATCGTAGAACTGGCCGACGAACTCTTCCAGCTCGGCATCAATGTCGCGGGCCGCGTTAGTGGTCATCAGGCCGTTGCCACACGGTGACGGGGTGCCATTTGTATTAGGCTTTCCGCGTATTCCGCTGCCGCGCCGCGAGCCGTGCGGCGTCCAGTTTCGCGCCTACGTCCGTGATGCTCACGTCCAGCTTGTCCACCAGCATCCCGAGATGCTTCGCGGCCAACTCCACGGACGGATGGCGCGGCATGAATTTCACCCTTAGAATCCGGTCGATCTTGCCGTCGCCAGCCGTGGCGTTCTTCATGACCCACTCGATCCCGGCGATGGGCCACGCTTCCTCTTCTGTTAATTCATGGAGTGGCCGAATATCACCATCGGCATCCAGTAAGCGGCGAATATCAAACGTGAGCCCGCGTCTGACGGCCTCAACCGTGGACGAGACCGTCAACTCCTCGTCGCGGAGCAGTCGCGCCCTGATGGCTGTAGTGCGCTTATTAAGGCTTCCAGGCTTGCGCCCTCCGGTCTTCTGCCCCTTCATTGTGGAGAAATAGACGAAATAGACGGCTCCGCATACGCCTCAGCCGGCGCGAGATACCGGCAGTAGAACTCGACCAACTGCGTATGGGTCTGCCCGCGATTCGCCTGCTCGTCCACCAGCCATGCGGGATCCTCGTGCACGGGGTCCAGCGCGTGCGCGTCGGTGCGCAGGCTCAGTGCTTCCTGCACGGCGCGGCCGGCGACGGTCAATCGTGTGGGCTGGCTGACCATGCCGTGCGCGTTGATGCGCCCTGCGGCCTGGCGGTAGCGCAGATGCGCCGCGCGTGACATCGACAACATCTCGGCGACCGTCACCGCGCGGGCGCTCCTAGTGACTGCTCGATCTGGTTGCCCCCGCCGTTGAGCGTGCCCCTGAAGGGTTCCTTGACCAGCCCTGGACACGTCGCGGTGTCCTCGAGGCCTACCTCGCGCTTACTAATGCTGTGCACCGCCGGCCCCCAGGTGTAGATGCAGACCGGGCCGAAGTCCCGTACGAGGACGTGCCACGTCGACGGGTCGCTCAGCGGCGCGCCGGGCGTGGCGAAGGTGAGCACCCCGCCCAAGACGAGCGCGACCACGACGATGACGGCACTCACGAGATATTTCGCGGCGGGAATCATACTGGTGGCGACTCCTGTTGACTGTGTTCACTCTCGAGATCGTCTGGGCCGTCCACTTGGGAGGCCATGATCCACGCCCCGAGGGCGACCACGATCAGACCCAGCATAAAGAACCCCACCGCGATTCCGATCAGCCAGGGCATCACCGCCATGGATGCGCCAATCGAATCGCGCATTCGCGCACGCCATCGCTACGGTGCGTCTCCAGCTGGAAGAGGCGCGCGGCCCTGATCGCGCGCAGGTGCGTCTCAATGGCGCGCTCGATCGCGTCAGGGCTCAGGTCCGATGACAAAGGGGCATCGGAGGCGGCGAACTGACGTGGGGTGATGTCGATGGAGAGAGAATCGCAGAGGTGGGGAGCGCAGCAAAGCGCTTTGTGCCGTAGATGTCTTTACTTGCTCAGGATGTGTGCTTATGTTCCACGTGAAAAGCCTCACGCGCCGCGCTAGTCGGGATCCGCCAGCTGCGCCCGACGCGCACGCCTGGTAGGGACTGCTGATGGATCATCCGCACAATGGTGCGTGGATCCACGTCGAGATAATGCGCCAACTGGCCGGAGGTCACGAACGCCCGCCGATGTGTGGCGAGGTCGAACCGCGCGCGCTGTTCTTCGCGCTCGGAGTCCACGATGAGGCCGTCAGGCGTCATCGTTTCGCTTTCCTTTCCGGTTTCGCTTTACTTTCCACAATCTGCATGGCCCTTATCGATT